AGAATACTAAGTTAAAAGATGCTAATGAGCTTTATTTAAAAGAAGGTCATATGGCAGTCTTATCTCAAGTTTGGGATGCTCAAGCTTGGAGTCCAGTTGGCATTGTTAACTCAGCGGATACTTGGGATTTATACAAGGCTGAATCAGAGATTGACTATGTACCTTGGCCTGAATTTGCTGTAGATCTTAATAAAAAGATTTATGGTAGATGTCTAGGTTCTATTACTGTACTTTGCTCAGGTACTGGTATGGGTAAGAGCTCTTTTTTAAAAGAGGATCAGTATCATTTACTTCAAACAACAAATGAAAAGATTGGTATTTGTTCTTTAGAAGAAAGTGTTTCTGAGACAGTTGAAGGTATTATGGCTTTACACTTAAATAAGCGTATCCAATTACCTGATGTTGAAGTTACTGAGGATGAAGAGAAATCTGCTTGGGTTGAAACAATGGGTACTGGACGTATTATGTTTTTAGACCATCAAGGCTCAATGGGAGATGATTCTCTTATTGATAAAATGGAGTTCATGGCTTTAAGTGGATGTAAATTTATTTATCTTGATCACATTACTATTGCAGTATCAGATGCTGAGGATAATGATGTTAATCGAGCTACAGATAAACTTATGTCAGACCTACTAAAGCTAGCCAAGCGTCATGGGATATGGCTTGGTGTTGTTAGCCATTTAAGAAAAACAAACAATAATCAAAAATCTTTTGAAGAGGGTGCTGTACCTTCAGATGATGATTTAAAAGGTTCTGGTTCTCTAAAACAAATTGGTGCTCAACTAATTGCTATTAGTAGGAATAAACTTGAAGCAGACCCTGTGCAGAGGCACACTAGTAAGCTTTGGGTATTAAAGGATAGATGGACTGGTAGAACTGGTCCTATGGGTCAATATAGATTTATTGAAGACACTGGTAGATTGATTAATGCAAGTAATAGTTTTGAGGATCTTACTATATGATGAGATATTCTGTATTTGCTTTTGATAACTCTAGTAAAAAATATAATGAGTATATCTATGAAAATAGTAAGGAATGTGAGGCAGCTCTTGAAAGTTTTACAGACTTTGATATTACTGCCTTTATATGTATTTCAGATGAGTCGATGGAGGGGATGATAGCAGAAGTTTTGTTACGCCCTGGTGCTTGCTTTAACGCTTAATAATAAAAATAATAATGAAATACTACGATATTGAAATTGATTTAGATAAAGATAAACTTTTAACAGATTATGCTTTTGACATGGTACTAGAGTTCTATGCAAAAGATAATGAAAAATCTCCACAAGAAGTTTATGCCAGAGCTTGTCGTGCATGGAGCACATTCAAAGGTCAAACAGATTTAGAGTTAGCTCAAAGACTGTATGACTATATATCAAACAAATGGTTTATGTTTGCCTCACCTGTATTATCGAATGCTCCCGATATTAAAGGTAAAGGTAAAGGAATGCCAATTTCTTGCTTTTTAACTTATGTTCCTGATACTGTCTCTGGTCTTATTGATCATAGTTCTGAAATTCGTTGGTTATCCGTCATGGGTGGAGGGGTCGGAGGTCATTGGTCTGACATCCGTAGTGTATCTGACATTGCTCCTGGACCTATACCTTTTTTAAGTACTATTGACGCTGACATGACTGCTTACCGACAAGGTAAGACAAGAAAAGGATCTTATGCTGCATATCTTGATATTGATCACCCTGATATTCTTGAATTTATCAGTATTAGGGTTCCCACAGGAGATAATAATCGTAAATGTCTTAACCTCCATAACGCTGTTAATATCACTGATAAGTTCATGGAGGCTGTCAAAGAAGGTAAACAATATGAGCTTATTGATCCAAAGAAAGGATCCACAGGCGAATTTCTTGATGCTCGAAAAGTATTTATCAAATTATTGGAAACTCGCTTTCGCACAGGGGAGCCTTACCTTAATTTTATTGATACAGTTAATGATGCATTACCAGTGGAGCTAAAATCTAAAGGATTGAAAGTTCATGGAAGTAATTTATGTAATGAAATTCATTTACCAACATCAGATGATCGTACAGCGGTATGTTGTTTAAGTTCTGTTAATCTAGAGTACTATGATCAATGGAAACACACTAATATGGTTAAAGATCTAGTTACAATGCTAGATAATGTATTAGAATATTTTATTGAAAATGCCCCAGATAGTCTAAGCAGAGCAGTATATAGCGCTACACAAGAAAGATCAATTGGTGTTGGTGCAATGGGCTTTCATAATTTATTACAAAGTAGAATGATACCTTTTGAAAGTAATGATGCCTCTAAGCTAAATATTGAAATATTTGACTACATTAAAAGTGAGGCAAAAGAAGTATCTAATTCCCTGGCACACAGTCGTGGACCTGCGCCTGATATGTCGCCTTCAATGGTAAGACATTCACATCTACTAGCAATTGCGCCCAATGCTTCTTCTGGTATTTTATTAAGTACTTCTCCTAGTATCGAACCTAATAAAGCAAATGCATATACACATCGTACTCGTGCAGGGTCTTTCTTAGTTAAGAATAAATATCTTGAGAAATATTTAGATAAAATTAAACATAACACAAGTGAAATATGGGCTAATATTATCACTAATGGAGGTTCAGTACAACACCTACCATTTCTTGAAGATAATATAAAGGCTGTGTTTAAAACTAGTTTTGAATTAGATCAAAATTGGGTTATTAAACATGCTTCTGATAGACAAAAGTTTGTTTGTCAAGGTCAATCTGTTAATTTATTTTTCCCTGCAGGAGCAGAAAAGAAATATGTTAAAAATGCGCATATACTAGCTTGGGAATCTGGATTAAAAGGTTTATATTATCTACGTACAGAAGCTAAAGTACGTGCTGAAAATGTTTCCAAAGAAGTTGAAGAAAATAAATTGAAATATGATAAAACAACAATTATTTATGGTAAACCTAATTGTCCAAATTGTGAAATGGCTAAAGCTCTTTTAAATTCAAAGAGTATTGCATTTGACTATATTGATATTGTAGCTTTAGGTAAAACAGCGGCTGAAGTTACTGGTCGTGATGATGTTAGATCGTTACCACAAATTTATTTAGACGGAGAGTATATCGGTGGATTTGATAAACTATATGCTCATTTCCAAACACTAACAAACGCAGTAGAGGCAGAAGACAATGAATGCAAAGCTTGTGAAGGATAATATTCCTCTATCAACCCTAACAAATTTTAATAAGACTTATAAACCTTTCTTTCATGATTGGGCAGTAGACTTAACAAAGAAACATGAAGAAATTCATTGGACTGAAGATGAAGCTGATTTGTCTGAAGATGTATCAGATTGGAAACTAAAATTAAATGAGCAAGAAAAAGAGTTTATTACTCATATCTTAAGATTATTTACTCAAGGTGATGTGCAAGTAGGTCAAAACTATTATGACTACTTAATACCTAAATTTAAGAACAATGAAGTTCGGGTTATGCTAGGTTCATTTGCTGGCCGTGAAGGTACTCATCAAAGAGCATATGCATTACTAAACGATACACTAGGTTTACCTGATGAAGAGTATCACAAATTTCTAGATTATAAGGAAATGGCAGAAAAGATTGAGTTCATGCAAGCTAATGATACAGGAACTCATTCTGGGGTGGCATTAACTTTGGCTAAAGGTGTATTCAACGAAGGTGTTGCTTTGTTTGCTTCTTTTGTTATGCTACTTAATTTTCAACGTTTCGGTAAAATGAAAGGTATGGGAACTGTAGTAGAATGGTCTATTAGAGATGAAACATTACACGTAGAGGGTGGAGCGGCATTATTTCATAAGTATTGTGATGAACATCCACGAATTGTTAATGATGAATTTAAATCTAAAATCTATCAAATGGGTAAAGAAGCTGTTGAATTAGAAGATAGATTTATTGATCTTGCATTTACTAATAATACAATTGAAGGATTAACTAAAGAAGATGTACGAAATTATGTTAGGTTTATTTGTGATCGTCGCCTTACTCAACTTGGTTTAAATCCAGTATTCAAGGTAAAAGAAAATCCTTTAGCTTGGCTTGACTGGGTATTATCAGGTGTATCCCACGATAACTTCTTTGAAAAGCGTGTTACTGAATATAGTGTTAATGGTATGAATGGTAACTGGGACTGGTAATGACTCCATCAGATAAAATTAAACTTACAAATATGGTTGATCAAGGTGTTAATCATACTTTATCAGCATTAAGCGTAACAAATCCAGAAGAAATTATGAATCATTTTGAAAGAGTTTCTTTATCTATTGTAGAAGGATCTTCTTTTGAAGATTCAGAAGATCTTGTGAAATTCTTTGCAGTATATCTACAAAAGAAAGCGGATAAATTAGGTGTTAAACGTAGTTACGCAGATGAACAAAAATAATACCACAAATTGGCAGGAATTAGAACGTGAAGAAAAACAATTTAAAGATGAACGAAGCTCAAACTCAGATAGACACAAAAGACCTTATAAGCGAGAACGACAACAAGGAAGATGGTGGGACGAATACAGTTCCGAAGATGAAGATGACATTGACGGATCAAATTAAAGATTTTGTAGTTAATAGTACTGTTCATGTCTCTCAGTTTAGGTTAGTTATTGATGATATCAACAAGACAACTACAAAACTTGTTGATGATTTATGGGATACTGGTATTACATTTATTGTAAGTGGTTCTACAGATTTAGTTGCGTTAAATGAACTAAACAACAAAATTATTAATCGGTCAGGATCTATTGGTCGTTGGAAAGTAACAACTCCAGCAGATATTTATCTTGAACCCGCAGAGCTATTTATTTCAACTAAGGAATTATCAGATGAGCAAACTATTCGGTTGCCAGTTCAAAAGCTATTCAAGTGTACTTAATGCTAAAATTAGGCATAAAGCACCACAAGAACCAGAATCACCAAATCCACCTCAACCTCTAACCCCTGAAGATAATGAGGGTAATTATTATTGGTTTGGAAAGAACATTATGCGTAATGGTATTATGTATCTTATGGGTGAGGTAGAAGATGAATCTGTACAGCCTATTATTATGGCTATTATGGAATATAATCTTATGGCTAAGGAAGATCAACCAAGCAAATTAATTTTATTTATTAATAGTCCAGGTGGTTTTGTTTCTGCAGCTTATCATTTAATTGATACTATCAAACAATCTACTATTCCAGTAGCTACTATTGGTACTGGTGAAATTGCCTCGGCTGGAGTGATGCTATTAATGGCTGGATCTAAAGGTAATCGGTTTATTACTGAGAACTGTTCAGTAATGTCTCATCAATTCTCTCGTGGAGTAGTTGGTAAAGAACATGAAATAGCTGCTGCTTCAAAAGACTTTCAATTAGATTCAGCAAGAATGCTAACCCATTATCGTAAATGTACAGGTAAATCTGTAGCATATATTCGTAAACACTTACTACAACAATCAGATTGTTTCTTCTCTCCAGATGAAGCAGTTATACATGGTATTGTAGATGAAGTGATTAAGAATCCGTAACCCAAGCCCTGACTAGAAATAGTTGGGGCTATTTTATTAAGGATACTATGATAAGTGAAAAAGATATTGAAGATTGGTTGCATTATGAACTAAAAGAAGTAGAACAACAAATGGAAAAGAGTTATTGGCAATTCTCTAATTCATTATGTACTGATGAGGAACTTAAACATTCTTATAATAAAAGTCTTGGCCAAATCACACGTATTTTAAAGAGGTTAAATGATATCAATTCCAATCGAGAATTATAAACTACTAATTAAACTTTTAGATAGATTTAAAAATGAAAGTAAAACAGATGATATTCTAAATGATTTCGAGAATGGTTATGCCTGTGCTAGTCATTATGCTTATGAGGGTCTTTCTGAAGCATTAGACTCACTTCCTAAATTGAATAAAATTTGTGCATTATGTAAAAAG